CTATAATTTTGTATAAATACATATACTAATAAATTTTAAATATCATACAAAGGAGAACTGCTATGACAGAACAAGTAATAGACAAGGATGACGAATTGTTGGAAGGAGAACTTCCACCAGCGTTAAAGGCGGCCATCGAAAAGAAAAAAGCTAAAGGAATGAAAAGTGACGATAGCGAAGAGTCTGATGATGACGAAAAAGAAAAGATGATGAAAGAGAAAAAACAAGCAAAGATGAAAGAAGACATTGATGCTATTTTCTCTGGCGAATCTCTTTCTGAAGAATTCAAAGCAAACGCAAAAAGTATTTTCGAAGCGGCAATTTACGCTAAAGTCGAAGAAGCTAAAACTGCGTTAGAAGAAGAATATGCAACTAAACTTGATACTGAAGTTGCGTCTATCAACGAAAACATGGTTACAAAAGTTGACGAATACCTTGAGTATGTCGTTACTGAGTGGATGGAAGAAAACAAACTTGCTATCGAAAAAGGTATCAAAGCTGAATTGGCTGAAGACTTTATGATTGGTCTAAAGAACCTATTCACAGAGCATTATGTTGACATTCCAGAAGACAAAGTAAATGTTGTTGAAGAATTCGCAGAACAAGTTGAAACACTTGAGTCCGAATTAGACAAAGCAGTTACTGAAGTCGCAAACTTGAATGCACAAATTAGTGTTTACAAGAAAGAACATATTGTTAGCGAAGTTTCAGAAGGTCTTACCGAAGTTCAATCTGCAAAGTTGAAATCACTTGCAGAAGGCATTGAATTCGTATCTGAACAAGACTACAAACAAAAACTTCTTCTAACAAAGAAGAAATATTTTGATGAATCTACACAAGATACAGTCAAAAAAGCGGCTCCATTGGACGATGATGTTTCTACTATCGAAGAATCATTCACTCCTGTAATGAACCACTATGTACAAAATATTTCTAGAACACTCAAGAAATAAGTTTTTATAAATAAATTAAACAATACTCAAAGGAGAAAAACATGAGCGTAGAAAATCTTTTAAAAAAATGGGCACCAGTTCTTGACCACGGCGACTTAGCGTCAATCAAGGATTCCCACAAGCGTTCCGTAACGGCACAACTTCTTGAAAACCAAGAACGTGCTTGCCGTGAAGACGCACAGGGTTCTGGTGGTTACCGCAACCAAACATCGTTGCTTTCTGAAGCCGCACCGCAAAACGCAATGGGTGCATCTTCATCTGTAGCAGGCGATGGCGCAATCGACATTTACGATCCAGTTTTAATTAGCTTGGTTCGCCGTTCTGCACCTAACTTAATCGCATACGACATTTGCGGTGTTCAGCCAATGACAGGCCCAACAGGCTTGATTTTTGCAATGCGTAGCCGCTACAGCACACAAGGCGGAACTGAAGCATTGTTCAACGAAGCTAACACAGCGTTCTCTTCTGTTAACGGAACAAACGCAGTTACACAAACAGGTGCTTCACCTGCTGATTTATCTGCTGGTACAGAGTACACACGTGGAACTGGTATGACTACAGCACAAGCTGAAGCATTAGGTGACGCAGCCGGTAACCAATTCCAAGAGATGGCATTCTCCATCGAAAAGATTGCTGTTACTGCTAAGAGCCGTGCTTTGAAAGCAGAATACACAATGGAACTTGCACAAGACTTGAAAGCAGTCCATGGTTTGGATGCTGAACAAGAATTAGCAAACATTCTTTCTACAGAAATTCTTGCTGAAATCAACCGTGAAGTTGTTCGTACAATCAACTTGACAGCTACTGTTGGCGCACAAGAAAACGTTACAACTGCTGGTACATTCAACCTTGACGTTGATGCTAACGGTCGTTGGTCTGTTGAAAAATTCAAAGGCTTGATGTTCCAATTGGAGCGTGAGTCTAATGCGATTGCTAAAGCAACTCGCCGTGGTAAAGGTAACGTGCTTATCTGTTCTTCAGACGTAGCATCTGCATTGCAAATGGCTGGTGTTCTTGATTACACTCCAGCACTTGCAAACAACTTGCAAGTTGATGACACAGGTAACACATTCGCTGGTGTATTGAATGGTCGTATCAAGGTTTACATCGATCCATATTTCGCCGCAACATCTGGTACACACTACGCAACAATCGGTTACAAAGGCACTTCAGCTTTTGATGCTGGCTTGTTCTACTGCCCATACGTTCCGTTGCAAATGGTTCGTGCAGTTGGTCAAGACACATTCCAACCAAAGATTGGTTTCAAGACACGTTATGGCATGGTTGCAAACCCATTCGCAACTTCAGCCGCTGATGGTGCATTGTCGTTCTCTAACAAGAACATCTACTATCGTAGAATCGCAATTACGAACTTGATGTAATTGATTAAACCGAGATACATCGGTATTGAAAAGAGGACCTTAGGGTCCTCTTTTTTTGTCTGCATAAATAGAAGACAAGAGGAGATAACATGGCTACCCTAACAACAACACCAGTAAATAGAAGTTTTCTTTCTAATAATAAATTTGATTTTATTCTTAGACGAATTCCTAACTTCACGTATTTTGTACAAGCTGTAAATTTACCAAGCATGTCGTTACAATCGACTACTGTTAACACACCATTTTCTGCATTAAGTGTACCAGGAAATCAAATTAACTTTGGTACATTAACTTTGACATTCATGGTTGATGAAGATATGCAATCGTGGTATGAATTGTACAGTTGGATATTCAAACTAGGTAATCCAAAAGGATTCGACAAGAGAGGCGGACTGAAAGACAATGATGACATTATGAATAGCGTAACTTCTGACGCAACGTTGATAATCAAAACAAACGCAAACAATCCAAATTTTAAAATTGACTTCTATGGCATATACCCTACCGACTTGGGCGACATGCAGTTTTCATCCGTAGACAATCAAGAGTTTATTACTTCCACAGTAACGTTTAATTACACCTACTACGAAGCGACAAACATTTGACATTTGCCTAGGAGTATGTTATTATGATGAATACGAATATTGACTTGAGGAATTATTATGACGTTAGACCAAATGATGGAAGAGTGGAGACTAGACGCTACAGTTGACTCCACAGAGTTAGGTATCGCATCATTGAAGATACCAGAACTACACAGCAAATATCTCAAAATTTATTTTGACGAAAGACGCAAACTCAAAGCACTTGAGTTTCAAAGCAAAGATTTATCTTTGAAGAAGTATGAGTATTACAATGGAAAACTTTCACAAGAAGAACTTGACGAACTCAATTGGGAGCCTTTCGTTAAACGATTGATGAAGAATGAAGTTGATATGTACCTTGACTCTGATAAAGATATTATACAGAATAATGTTCGCATAATCAATCAAAAAGAAAAGTTAGCGTTTCTGGAAGAAGTACTTAAGAACGTCAACCAACGCAACTTTCAGATTAAGAATGCTATAGAATGGAAGAAGTTTACGCAAGGTGTACAATAAACTCTATATCTCAAAAGTAGATGAAGTCTACGCACATGTAAAGTGTGAGAACTCCGATGCAATGGAGTTGAATGAATACTTCACGTTCTACGTTCCCGGCTACAAATTCATGCCCGCATTTAGAAACAAAATATGGGATGGAAAGATACGCCTATTCAATTCTCAAAACAGACAAATCTATTATGGCTTGATTCCATACTTAGAGAAGTTTGCTAAAGAACGTGACTACACAATCGAATATGATGAATCAGTAGAAACGTATGACGAATTCTCACTAGCTGAAGCAAAAGACTTTATCGATACTTTAGGTATTCCGTTTGAGGTTAGAGACTATCAGATTCAAGCATTCATTCATGCAGTACGCAGTAGAAGAAACTTGCTAGTATCACCCACAGCATCTGGTAAGTCGCTCATCATTTATCTCATTGCGAGATATTTGAATTGTAAGACTCTCATCATTGTTCCCACTATCTCACTTGTTGCACAGCTATACAAAGACTTTGAAGACTATGGGTTCGAGAGTGATAAATATATTCATCAGATTATGTCAGGTGCAAGCAAACAAACTGATTGCCCTATTGTCATATCTACATGGCAGTCAATTTACAAGATGCCAAAAGAATGGTTTGAAGAGTTTGGTTTAGTTATCGGAGACGAAGCGCACTTGTTCAAAGCGAAGTCGCTGATATCGATTCTGACAAAACTGACAGAGTGTAAGTACAGATTTGGATTGACTGGTACGTTAGATGGAACACAGACACATCGATTAGTATTAGAAGGTTTGTTTGGTAAAGTCAAACAAATTACAACAACAAAAGAATTGATTGACTCTGGACGATTAGCTAAGTTTAGAATCAAAGCATTGGTGCTTAAGCATAACGAAGAATCTTGTAAGTTAGGTAAGAATTTTAAATATCAAGATGAGATAAATTATATTATAGGTAAGCCTTCACGTAATAGATTCATTAGAAATTTGACTATGAGTTTAGAAGGTAACACTCTTCTACTCTACCAATTTGTTGACAAGCATGGCAGAATATTGTATAATATGCTTAAGAACGCAGTAGAAGAAAATAGACCTGTATTCTTTATTCATGGTGCGGTTGGAGTAGATGAAAGAGAAGAAGTTCGTAGAATTACTGAAGAAGAAGAGAATGCAATCATCGTAGCATCGTATGGAACATTCTCTACTGGTATCAACATTCGTAATCTACACAATGTTATTTTTGCTTCACCAAGCAAGAGTAAGATTAGAACACTACAATCTATTGGTCGAGGATTGCGTTTGGGTGATAACAAGAAAGAAGCCATTCTATATGATATATCGGATGACATGACATATAAGAGTAGAAAGAATTTTACATTAGAACATTTCATTGAACGAATGAAAATTTACAATGATGAAAAGTTTGAATATAAAATCTATACGCTAAATTTAAAGGAAGAATAATGCTTTGCAAAGTACTAAAATTAACAAACGGTGATACTCTCATCGGAAACATTGTTGAAGAAAGTAGAGGTTTCGTTGAAGTGCATCGCCCTATGAGAGTTGTTGTTGTTCCTAAAGATGAATATATGTACAGTCTATCTCTTACGAAATGGGATCCACTTATGAATTTTAGCATTCCTGCTAGAATCTTTAAACAGAGTATTGTTTCGGTATCAGAAGCTACTACAGAAATTACTAGAGTCTATGGCGAAGCGTATAACGAATTTGATTCTGACAATGGACCTGATAGTGTGATTGAAGAAGAAAGTCAATCAGAAGACAGGATGTCTGAAATTAGAGAAGAGATTGAAAGAATGAGAGCATCGATGACTTCATCTAACAATCATATATTACATTAAGTCTTTATCAAACAGGACACAGCAATGATACCTCATTGTCAAGTGTTTGTCAACTAATTGAGGTGAAACATGACTATTACTACCACTACC